ACTCTGGGGGCCGCGAGGTAAACCCGGGGCCTGCCTTCAAGCGGGTGCCGCCGAACCCGCCGTCGTGGCTTTCGCGTGAGGCTGCGGCTGAGTGGAAGCGGGTGGCTCCCGGCCTGTCGCGGCTGGACTTGCTGAAGCCGGAGGACCGGGCGGCACTTTCGGCGTACTGCGAGGCTTGGGCCACGTTCGTCGAGGCGACGCGCACTGTGCAGGAAGAGGGCCTGGTTATCGAGGCGAGGCAGGGCAAGCTGGCGCATCCGTGCGTCGGCATCGCTCGTGCAGCTGGCCGGGAGATGAGGAGCTGGGCCGGGCATTTCGGACTGACGCCCTCGACCGAGCAGGCCCTGGCGAGGGGGGCCGACGATGGCGGCGAGGACGACAACCCGTTCGCGTAAGGCGCCGAGGGCCTTCCTGGACGACTCCGAGTTGGAGCGCCTGAAGATCTCGCCAGAGGTTGCTTGGTATCTGACCGAGCGCGGTATTCCGCTTCCGGACTGTCCGCCTCTGATCCGGACGCCTGAACCGCGGGATGTACCTGGCGCGGCGTTCGATCCGGATCGTGTGGACCGGGTCATCAAGTCCTTCTCGCTGCTGCGGCATACGCAGGGCCAGTGGGCTGGGCAGCCGCTCCGGCCCGATCCATGGCAGGTGGCCTACATCCTGGCCCCCGTATTCGGATGGGTCGTGTGGGATGAGGACGCCGACTGCTACGTCCGGATTGTCCGTGAGCTGTATGTCGACGTGCCGCGGAAGAATGGCAAGAGCACGCTGTGCGGCGGCATCGCGATCTATCTGACGTGCGGGGATGGTGAGCCGGGCGCCCAGGTGGTGGCTGCGGCGACGACGGAGCGGCAGGCAGGTTTCGTCTTCCAGCCGGTGAAGCAACTGGCGGAGCGGGCGCCGGCCCTGAAGAAGCACGTCAAGGCGTACAAGAAGAAGATCGTTCACCCGAAGTCGCACAGCTACTTCGAGGTGATCGCCGCTGTGGCGGATGCCCAGCACGGGGCGAACCTTCACGGAACTGTGATCGATGAGCTTCACATTCATAAGGACCCTGAGCTGGTGGAAACCCTGGAAACGGGGACCGGCTCGAGGCGCCAGCCGCTGGTGTGCATCATCACGACGGCTGACTCCGGGAAGCAGGGCACGATCTACGCCCGCAAGCGTCACCGGATCGAGCAGCTCGCCCGGGGCGTGCTGTCGGACCCGTCGGTGTACGGCGTGGTGTGGGCGGCCGAGAAGACGGACGATCCGCACGTCGAGGAGACGTGGCGGAAGGCGAACCCGGGCTACGGGATCAGTCCGACGCGCTCGTACCTGGCGAAGGCGTCCCGGGAGGCCAAGCAGAGCCCGGCAGATCTGGCGAAGTTCCAGCGCCTGCACCTGGGGCTGCGGACCAAGCAGGAGACGAAGTTCATCACGCTGGAGTCGTGGAATCGCAACGCCTCCATGATCCGCGAAGAGGCGCTTCGCGGCCGGGCGGCCTACGGCGGTATCGACCTGGCGTCCACCTCGGACCTGTTGGTGCTGTGCTGGCTCTTCCCGGACGACGAGCTCGGCGGTTACGACGCGCTGTACCGGATATGGACGCCGGAGGCGAACCTCGACGAGCTGGCCAAGCGGACCGCCAAGGAGTCCGAGGTGTGGGTCCGCGAGGGCCTGCTCATTCCGACTCCGGGCAACGTCGCGGACTACGACTACATCCAGGCCGCCGTCGAGCGGGACATGGATGTCTTCGACGTCCAGAGCATCGGCTTCGACCCGTGGAACGCAACGCAGTTGACCAATGACCTGATGGCCGCGGGCGCTCCGATGGTCAAGGTGAGGCAGGGTTTCGCCACCTTGTCGCCTCCGATGAAGGAGATGCAGCGCCTGCTGCTGGCGGGAACGGCTGAGAGGCCACTGTTCCGGCACGGCGGGAATGCCGCGGTCACGTGGCAGGTGGACAACCTGTCCGTCGCGATGGATCCCAGCGGCAATGTCAAGCCGGACAAGAAGACGAGCGCCGAGAAGATCGACGCAGTGTCAGCGACGGCGACCGCGCTCTCAGAGGCCATGGCGCGTGAAGTGCCGGCCAGGAGCGCTTATGAGGACGGCGGCCTGGAGGTCGTGTGAGGGGGTGGCCGTCGTGTGGGGCTGGTTTCCGTGGCGTCGAACGGCAGTGCGCAAGCGGGTGGTGGTGAACCTCGCCGACAAGGCGTTCGCCGGGGTGCTGTGGGCGAAGAGGGGCCCGCTGCTGGTGCTGCGGGACGTGACGTTGATGCAGCACGGGGCGGCGGATACGCCGATGGACGGCGAGGTCATCGTCGAGCGGTCGAGGGTCGAGTTCATTCAGGCCGTGACGGGAGGCTGACGTGGCGTTCGTCGTCTCCCAGGGGCAGTTGTCGGCGGTGTCGATCGCTCCGCTGGCCGCGCCTGCGGCTTACGTGCAGTTGGCGGACGGGATCTACCGCGAGTACGCGCACCTGTACCGGTGCCAGCCGCAGATCCGCACGGTGGTGTCCTTCCTGGCGCGAAACATCGCCCAGCTGGGGCTGCACACCTTCCGCCGGGTGTCGGACACGGACAGGGAGCGCCTGACGGATCATCCGCTGCCGCGGATTCTCGCGGCTCCGGGCGCCCAGTTGACGCGATACCGGCTGATTGAGCGTCTGGTGTCGGACATCGCGATCTACGACACGGCGTACTGGGTGAAGGTCCGCGTCGAGGGCGGCGGCGTGATCGGTGTGATCCCCATCCCGCCGTCGCGGATGACGGTGGAGGGCGACAACTGGCTGCAGCCGGAGATGTTCAAGGTCCACGGCTCGAAGGGCGATCTGGAGCTCACGCCGGATCAGGTGGTGCACTTCCACGGCTATGACCCGGTGGATCTGCGGTTCGGATCTCCGCCGATCGACTCGCTTCGCAGTCTGCTGGCGGAGGAGTTCGAGGCGAACCGGGCCCGTGAGCAGATGTGGCGCAACGGTGGCCGGCTTTCCGGTGTGCTGAAGCGGCCCGCGGATGCGCCTGCGTGGGCGCCTGAGGCGAAGGCCCGATTCCGTGCAGGGTGGCGTGGCTACACAGAGAGCGGCCAGGGCACGCCGATCCTTGAGGACGGCATGGAGTATGAGCAGCTCGCCATCGACCCGGCGAAGGCCCAGTACATCGAGGCCCGCAAGCTCACCCGGGAAGAGGTAGCGGCGGCCTATCACATTCCGCTGCCCATGGTCGGGATTCTCGACAACGCCACGTTCTCCAACATCAAAGAGCAGCATCAGCAGCTCTACCAGGACACCCTCGGCCCGTGGCTGCAGATGATCCAGGAGGAGATCGGTCTTCAGCTGATCCCGGATCTGCCGGACTCGGACGATGTGTACGTCGAGTTCAACCTGCAGGAGAAGCTCCGCGGCTCCTTCGAGGAGCAGGCGCAGCAGCTGCAGACCGCGGTCGGTGCCCCGTGGCTGACCCGCAACGAGGCTCGGGCACGCATGAATCTGCCGCAGATCGACGGCGGCAACGACCTCATCACCCCGATGAACGTGCTGGTGGGCGGGCAGTCGTCCCCGACGGATTCGGCTCCGGAGGCGCCAGCACTCCCAAAAGGGCGGGGCCGCCTGGTGTTGATGAAGGCGGCCGGGGTGAGCAGGCCGGACGACCTCGGCGACTTCGACGAGGAGCTTGAGGCGTTCACGGCCGCACTGGAGCGGTGGACGAACCGGCAGTCGGCGCGCTTGGCCTCCCGAGCGGGCGCCAAGGCGGACGGTGTGCCGGATCTGCTGGCATGGTGGGACGAGGGCGCCGCGGACCGGCTGGCGGAGCTGCAGGCGCTGCTGGCCGAGCACGGCTACCGCATCGCTCAGCTGTCGGCGTGGGGTGTGCTGGACTCGTTCAACCCGGAGGCCGCGGGCTGGGATCCGGAGGTCATGCTGCCGTGGCTGCTGGCCGCGGCGGAGACGCACGCCGCCCAGCACGAGCAGGCTGGCCGCGAGGCTGTTGAGGCCGTTCAGGAGGATCCGGGCGAGGACTGGCGAGCCGGGCTGGAGCATGCGGCCGGGCTGTGGGCGGTGGCTGCCCAGGTGCGCGCGTCGACGGCGGCGACGGAGGCCCGCGGTTTCGGATCCCACGATGCGGCCGGTGTGTCCGGGGTGACGAAGAAGATCTGGCGGACGGGCGGGGCGAATCCGCGGCCGTCGCATCGGGCACAGGACGGCGAGGCCGTGAGCCTCGACGACGTGTTCAGCAACGGCCTCCGGTGGCCCGGCGACGGCAAGGGCGAGGCCAAGGAAACCGCGAACTGCAAGTGCCGTCTCGACTACGCAACGGAGTAACGATGCGAATCAAGTCATGCCCCGTGCGCATCAAGGCGGCGGGGGAGCACGAGGGGACCGACGAGGGGACTTTCGAGGCGATCGTCGCCGCGTACAACCTGGATTCGGTCGGCGACAAGATCACGCCGGGGGCGTTTGCGGACACTCTTGCCGACTGGAAGGGCCGCGGCGACCCGATCCCGGTGCTGTGGTCGCACATGTCGCACGATCCCGAGTACCACATCGGCGAGGTGCTGGAGGCGGAGGAGCGGCCCGAAGGGTTGTGGGTGAAGGCCCGCATCGACACCGAGCCCGGCTCGAAAGCCGCCCAGGTGTACAAGCTGCTGAAGGGTCGCCGCGTCACTCAGTTCAGCTTCGCCTACGACGTCGAGGAGGGCGCGTGGGTGGACCAGAAGGACGGCGAGGGCTTCTACGAGCTGCGCAAGCTCAAGCTCTACGAGGTCGGCCCCACCCTGATCGGCGCCAACCAGGCGACCGAGCTGCTTGACGTGAAGTCCGCCGACGGCGCCACCATGCGCATCGCGGTCGAAGGCGCTTCCGCCGCGCAGACCGAGGAGCTTCGCCAGGCCCTGACGGGGGCCGTGGCGGCGAAGGCCGGCAGGACGCTGTCGGCGAAGAACGAGGAGAGGGTCCGGGAGTCGGGCGCCTCGCCAAGGAGCTGCTGGACTCCCTGTCTTCCAGCACGGATGACGAAGAGAAGGCCACGCCGAACCCGCCCGAGACGCCCTCGCCGCGCAAGCCCGCGGCCAAGGAAGCTCCGGCCGGCCCGAGCCCCGCCTCGCTCCGTCTGCTCGCTGACCTCGACGCCCTGGGCGCTGAGGTCTCCACGCTTACGGACTGAGGAGAGCCGTGAACAAGACCGATGAGCTGAAGGATCAGCTCAAGCACCACCTGATGCAGGCCCAGACGATCGCGGCGAAGGCCGAGGATGAGGGCCGCGACTTCACCGACGACGAGCGCGCTCAGGTCAAGCAGCACATGGACCAGGCGCAGGAGGCGAAGGCCGGCCTGGAGCGGGCCAAGGCGTCCGCGACGATGCGGCAGGCGCTGGCGGACCTGGGTGAGGGCGTCGAGCTGGACGAGAAGTCCGGCGGCGAACGCCGTACCCCGTCCGGGCTGATCGTGCCCGAGGCGAAGGCGTCGCTGGGCGAGTCATTCGTGACGTCGGGCGAGTACCAGGCGCTCATGCAGTCGGCGCCGAACGGCGTGTTCGGCAAGGACCACCGGGTGCAGTCCCGGCCGGTCGGCTACAAGGCGCTGGTCACCGGCGGCTCGGACACTTCCGGCGGGGCGTTCGTTACCAACCAGATGATGGGCCTGCAGGTCGGGCAGCTGGCGTTCCAGCGTCCGCTGCGGCTGCGGGACGTGGTCACGAACCTGACCACCACGTCCGACACCATCGAGTACGTCCGGATGACGTCGCAGACGAACAACGCCGCACCCGTGCCGGAGTCGACCACGACCGCCGACCCGGGCACGATGAACGCGGCGAACGGCGTGAAGCCCGAGAGCGCGCTCGCCTGGGCGAAGGTGACGACGCCAGTGCGGACGATCGCGCACTGGATCCCGCTCACCAAGCGGGCCCTGTCGGACGCCGCGCAGGTCCGCAGCATCATCGACGCCTTCCTCCGCTACGGCCTGGAGGAGGAGCTCGAAGACCAGATGGTGTCCGGCGACGGCACCGGCGAGAACCTCGAAGGCCTGTCCAACGTCTCCGGCGTGCAGGCGCAGGCGTGGGACACGAACCTGCTCACCACGACCCGCAAGGCCCGCACCAAGGTCCGGCTCGTCGGCCGCTCCACGCCGAACGCCTACCTGTTCAACCCCTCCGATCTGGAGGCCATCGACCTCCTGCAGGACAACGAAGCGCGGTTCTACTTCGGCGGCCCGTCCGGGCTCGGCACCGCCGGCACCCTGTGGGGCCTGCCGGTCATCGAGACCGAGGCCGTCCCGGCTGGCACCGGCTACGTCGGTGACTTCCGCAAGGCGGTGCTGTGGGACCGCGAGCAGGCCAGCATCACGATCAGCGACAGCCACGCGAACTTCTTCATCCGCAACATGGTCGCGATCCTCGCGGAGATGCGTGCCGCCTTCGGGGTCATCCAGCCGAACGCCTTCGTCGAGATCGACCTGACCGCCTGAGGAGGCTGACATGGCGTACCTCAACCCGGGCGCGGGCGCGGCCCGTGAGGGCAAGCAGGCAGCGGCGGTCGCCGATGCGGCTGCGGCCACATCGGTCGTCGCGGCCGGCGCCACCCCGACCAAGGCCGAGTACGACGCGCTGCGCGCGGACTACCTGGCGCTGCGAACCAAGGTGAACGGACTGCTCGCGGCGCTTCGGACTGCTGGCCTGCTCGCGCCGTGACGCTGGTCAACTCACGGACGATCCGGGGCCGCTGCCCGATGTGCGGCGCCGCTCACGCCGCATGCGGCACGGCCTCGGACTCCATCCCCGTCGACGAACGAATGGAGGTGGCCGCCGTGGGCGGACCGCTGAAGAAGTACGAGGTCACCACGCCGTCCGGCGCCGTGACCACGATGAAGCTGAACGAGGACGACGCCAAGCGGCTCGGCGTCCTCGACGCACCTGAGCAGGAGAGCGAGACGGAGGCCGCGGACAAGC